TTACGGATTACAGTGACGGCGTTGGCAAAGCAATAAAATCTGAGGCAAAAAAACTGGCAAAACAAGCTAAAGAAGAGCTGAAAAGCAGTTCTCCGAGAAGTAAAAAAGACCGAATCCACTATGCCGACTGCTGGAAAGTGAAGACAACCGAGTCCACCGGAAAAATCGAAGTAGCAGTTTACAATGGCGAAAAGCATTGGCTTACACATTTATTGGAGTATGGCTATATAAATAGACATACCGGAAAGCGCGTTCCGGCAAAAAAGCATATTAAACCCGTGCAGGAACAGCTGAACAGCGATTTTGAGCAGGCTTGCAAGGAAATCATTGAAAACGGCGGAAGACTGAAAAAATAGCAAGAGAATTTATATTCGATTGGAGGAATAAAAAATGGGAAAAAAGAAAAAGGCAAAATTGAAGAGAGGTATTAGGCGCATCGCGTATGCGATGCTCGACATTGCCGAGGACGGCGCGGTACAGATTGGCTCGCCGGTGTATCTTCCTACATTGGAATCGGGCGGTAGAAACTATACGGCAGACCCGCGCGGAGACAGCCAGAAGATTTACGCGGATTCTACCGCCGTATACGGCGATACCGTAAACGACGGCTACGACATTAAGCTTACGCTGTTGGCGGTAACGGACGATGTAAACGAAGCATGGCTGAACGAGCAGAAGGACGATAACGGCATTGCCGAATTTGCAGACGGCGAAGAATTGCCGTATTTCGCGCTGATTATTTCGGAAGATACGACAGACGGCGCAGGGCAGACCACGATTTATTACTATTGCCAGTGCTCCGGCAGACCGAGCGAGAGCGGTAAGACGGGTGAAGGCGGAACATTTGATTTTGAATTCCCCGAATATCCAATTGTCGCATCGCCGCGCCCTGAAGACAATCTTGTGCGCTATAGGATTCCGGGAATTGCCAAGCTCACGGAAGTTCCCGTTCCTAAGAAGGCGGCAGCTAATACATCCGCGGAGGGGTAATGCATAAATGAACAGGTCGATTAATATTTGCGGGAACGACGTGCCGCTTAGTGCGTCCGTTTACACGCAGATTTTATACAAGAATACATTCGGGAAAAATTTAATATCAGATTTGAACCGTGCCGGCAGACTTTCAGACGAAATTGCGCTGAAAGACTGCGACAACGAGGAAGCAGAGGCGTTGAGCCTTGAGGAATATCACGAAAAATCCGGAGAAATTGATGTGATTTATTTGCAGATACTCTGGACGCTTGTGAAAGAAGCCGATTCTTCTCTGCCTGCCTTTGAAAAGTGGCTCAAATCCATCGAGCATATTGATATGTTCGATGTGATACGCACGGTAACGGCGGTAATCACTGAAAGCATGACGGTCGACCGAAAAAACGGATAAGGGGCGGTAATGAAGAAAGCGGAGAGAACACCTGGACAGTCGAGGAACTCTCCGCTTTACTGCTCGATATGGGTCTGACTGTGCATGACTTTCACGATATTACGATGGGAATGGCGGTAAATATGCTTGCGGCACGTTCGGACATGCTTGCGCGCCGAGCAGGCATTGAGGTAAACGACCCCGAGGAACAGTACCGAAATCTAAAATCCAGCGAGGCGGAGATTGACGAACTGTATAAACGCGGGGAAATTCCCGAGGATAGGTATAGGAAATATAAAAATGCGCGTGCGCAGTGGGAGGAGGATTAGCCGTGGCGAGCAAAATCAAAGGCATTGTAGTTGAAATCGGTGGTGATACATCGGGACTGACGAAGGCATTAAGCGACGTTGACGGCAGTCTGAAATCAACGCAAACGCAGCTGAACAAAGTTGAAAAGGCGTTGAAGCAAGACCCGACAAATGTCGCGCTTGCCGCCGAAAAGCAGAAGCTATTGCAGGAGCAGGTTTATCTTACGTCCGACAAGCTGAAAATGCTGGAAGAAAATCAGACAAAAGTAAACAAGGCATTTGCGGCAAATGAAAGCTGGGAAAAGCAGTACGCCCCTATAAAGCAGGCAATTGACGAAACGCGTGAAAAGCTCAAAAAGCTACAGAGTCAGGAAGAGGAATACAAAGAAAAGCTGGCAAACGGGAAAATCAGCACTGAGGAATACGAAAACTATCAAAAATCGGTAGAGGAAACGCGGAGCAAGCTGAAAGATTTGCAGAACCAGAAAAAGGAGCTTGACAGTTCCTTCGAGGACGGGCATATTAATGCCGATCAGTACCGCGAATATACTATTGAGCTTGAAACAACGCGCGCAAAGTTAAAAACATTAGGAAATCAGCTGGAGGATACGTCTGAAGACGTTGACGACGTCGGGGACGAATCGAAAGAGACGAGCGAACAGATAAAGGACATGGGCGACCAGTCGCTTAAAGCCGGGGACATTATGAAAGAATCCATCGCGGCGGAGGCGATTATAAGCGGAGTAAAACAGATTGCGGAGGCAATCAAAGAGGTTTCGACAGCGGCAATTGAAGTCGGTTCGGAGTTTGAAGCTTCCATGTCGCAGGTCGGGGCAACCATGGGATTGACCGCTGACGAAATCAAAAACGGCAGTACCGCGTATGAAATGCTGGAAGATGCGGCAAAGGACGCAGGCAGTTCAACGAAATACACGGCGTCTGAATCTGCCGAGGCTCTCAACTATCTTGCATTGGCGGGATATGATGCAGAAAAATCCGTTACGGCGCTTCCGTCCGTTCTCAGACTAGCGCAGTCGGGAGGAATGGACCTTGCGACCGCCTCCGACATGGTAACGGACAGCATGTCTGCGCTCGGACTGGAAACGGATAGTCTCGACAATTACATCGACCAGATGGCGCGGACCTCGCAGAAATCCAACACGAGCGTTTCACAGCTTGGAAATGCCGTGCTTGAATGTGCCGGAACGGTAAAAAGTACCGGACAGTCCGTCACAACGATGAATGCCGAACTTGGTGTACTTGCCAACAACGGCATTAAGGGAGCTGAGGGCGGAACGCACCTGAGAAACGTTTTGCTTTCGCTGACTGCACCAACGGACACGGCAAAGGCGGCTATGGACGACCTCGGTCTGAGCGTTTCAAATTCGGACGGTAGTATACGCGATATCAACGATATTATGTCCGATTTGAACGGTACGCTTAAATCAATGTCGGACAGCGAGAAAACCAATGTTCTAAACGAAATTTTCAACAAAACCGATTTGAATTCCGTAAACGCTCTGCTCGACGGCACAAACGGCAGTTTCAGCACGCTAAAAACACAACTTGAACAATGCGATGGCGCGGCTTCGGACATGGCGGACACCATGAACGACAATTTCAAAGGCAAAATCACTGAGGCAAAGAGCGCGTTGGAATCTGTCGGCATTTCGATTTACGGCAAATTTGAACAGCCGTTGACATCGAGCGTTGAAAAAGTTACAGACAGAATTTCGGATTTCCGTGATTCAATTGAAGACGGCGAATTGTCCGACGATTTTGATAATCTGGCGGACGGCGTTGGCAAGCTGACCGATTCTGCATTGGATTTAGCAGAAGATGTTTTGCCAAAGGCTATCAGCCTTCTCGGCTGGATTATCGACAATTATAAGCCTATATCTTACGGATTGACCGCAATCGGCGGGGCGATGGTAATTAATAAGGGCATTAAGTCAATAGAAGCGGGCATTACCGCTATGAAGAGCCTGAAAACAGCGTTGACAGCCGCAAAAACAGCCTCAGACGCCGCCAATAAATCAATGGAATCCAATCCATATCTTCTGATTGCGGAGGCTATAATCGCCGCCGGAGTAGTTCTGAAAGGATTTATTGACAAGCAGACAGATGCCATTGACGAAACGCTTAGCGAGTACGACACACTGACTGAAAAACAGCGTGATTTTGTAGAGTCGTGTGAAGAATTTAATCAGTCTATTGCGGACAGTCGCTCAGAAAGGCAGAAATCCGCAAGCGATTTAGACGATGAAATCGGCACATACAAATCACTCACTGACAAGCTGTATGAGTTGGACGATGCGGAGCAGTTAAGCGCCTCGGATAAGGCACAAATGGCGGCTATCGTTGAACAGCTGAATGAAGCAATACCGGATTTGAATCTGGCATTAGACGAAGAAACCGGGCATCTGATTAATCAGCGTGACGAAATCGACAGTCTGATCGAAAGCTATGAAAAGCAGGCTAAAGCGCAGGCGGCACAAGAGAATCTGGTGGAGCTGTACAAGGAGCAGTTCACAGCAGAAAAGAATCTCAATCAGGCAGAGCTGGAACGGCAGGGCGCGATTAACAAGCGGAGCGAACTGCAACTAAAATTAAATTCTCTGCAAAACGAATATAACAAGCTTTGGAACGACACAAGCGGCTCTCTTTCAAGCAGTGAACGCGAAAAGCGACTAAATGAACTGCAAAAGCAAATCAAGCAGACCACATCTGATATTAAAGATCAGAAAAACACTGTTGGAGAATTAAGCGGCACATATGATACAGCAGTATCCGCTATGGACGGAGTAAACAGCGAAATCGACGAAATGACGAAGATTATCGCCGAAAACACTGACGGAGTAAGCGACAACACCAAGGCTCTCGACGACCAGGAAAACAAGCTTAACGACCTTTCGGGCGTAGCAAGCGCTGTTGTAGCAGACGTAAGTTCCAGCATTGCCGAAATCTCGGACGAGACGAAATCGTCCATTGAGGATATGATTAGTTCATACCGTGATGCAGTTGATTCGCGATATGATACAATCACAGGCTCTTTTAATTTCTTTAGTGGAATGTCGGACGATGTCGGAGAATCAAAGGACGCGCTGATTTCCAACATGAACGACGCTCAGAACGATATGACAGACTGGGCGAACGGTATAGAATATCTTTCCGGCAAGGTCTCCGACACACTAGTCGAAGATTTAGAAGAGGCAGGTCCGAGCTCGGTACAAGCCGTCCGCGCGCTGTGCAACATGACGGACAGCGAGCTACAGACGTATTCCAAAAATTACGATAATGCATATTCGCAGGCTCGTAAATATGCAAACACGCAGATGGAGAGACTTCGCACGGAAACTGCAAATCAGCTTCAGGGGCTGATTGAAGATGCAACCGGCTTTAAAATTCCGTTGAGTGAGGCGTTTAAGGCACTGGGCGAAGATGCGGGCGACGGCTATATTGAGGGCTGGATGTCGAAAATCTCAGCCATACAAATGGTTGCCAACAGCGCGGTAAATGTCGCACTTACGGCTGTTCAGCTTGCTCAGGACAGCCATTCGCCGTCAAAAAAATTTGGAAAACTCGGTGCGGACGCCGGCGCGGGATATGCGGGCGGTATCGACGACGCGGCAAAAGTAGTTTATAAGAGCGTATCGGGCATGGTAAACAACGCGTTAAAAGCAACGTCCGGCGCGGACAGATTTTCTCTTATAAGCAATTCCGGACTTAGTGAAGATATCGGATACATCAATGCGAACATGTCGCGGATTATTCCTCAGTCTTCCGGCGAATCGGAAGATACGGCAGTAAGCAAGCGCAGCTCCTCGACAAGCAGTAAGAAGAGCGGGCTTCCTGAAACGGCAAAATTCAGCATAAATATTGATGGAAAGACGTTTGCGGCAGCAGTCGCGCCATTTCTGGATATAATCAACGGACGGAATATAAATCTGACTTCCAGGGGGATAACGATATGAGAACTATAAAATTCAACGGAAAAAATTCATTCAGGGATTTTCATCTGCTCATAGCGCCTCCGCCCGAAACGAAAATAGGCGCTCCTGCTCCCAGGACAACACGCTGTACTGTTCCATTTATGGACGGAACGTATGATTTTTCAAAAATAGACGGCAAAATGCATTACGACGACAGAACGCTGACATATGCGTTTCGTATTCACGGCGAAAGCCGTGCAGATGTTGAGGAAAAGTGCAGTGCAGTTCGGGAATGGATTACAAGTGCAGTAGGGGCGGAACTGTATGACGACGATTTTCCAGAATGGCATTTTACAAACGTTACGGTATCGGCATTCGGTGATCTGGAATATGCATCGCGAAACGGCAGAAATGCCACGCTTACCGTTACGCTTTCCGCCGACCCCTACATGATAAACGACAACGCAATCGTCAAAGAAGCATTCAGCGTTACGCCGACAGTAGATGTTACGCCGTACTATCTGTGGCGGGACGACACACGGATTTATTATGTGCCGGCTAGTTCTGATGAGGGTATTTATTACGTTTCGGGCAATACTCCGGTTGATACGGTTGAACAATCATCGTACAGTCAGGGGATTATCGTGGATGTTACTCTGATAGCGGCGAATTACAACCGCACAATTATTGCAGTGCCGAACAAGGGAATTTCGCAAATTCTGACCGTTGACGGCACGGCACAGACTGCTTACAGCGGCGCGGGAGACAATAAATATTACGTGATTACCGCGCAGAATGCCGTTGTAAAAATCCGCCATGTTTTCAGCGGAACTGTCTCGGACGACGAAATCGCAAAGATGTTTTTACGGATTTTTTCGACCACGGCGGGAGCGGAAATCGGGCAAAGCAATATACCGCTTCTCATTGAGACGGAGAGCGGTGCAAAAATATTTCTCGACGATTCGGAGATTTCGTCAAGCCTGCCTATCTCTAAAGGCTTCAATTACATGGTTATTTCGGGCGGAGACGGCGATAATTTCTCATTCATCTACGATAGCACTGTGAGGAGGCTGTGATAATGTATAAAATCACCATTGATAATGGCGGCGAAAAGACCATTATCGGCAGTCCCGACAGCAGCACTTCACGGATTTACGGCGGCGTTTGCAAGGACGAAATCAGCGCGATTCCGTCGTTTTCTTTCAACATCTACCCGAATAATCCTGCATTTTCAAACGACAACGGAGATTTGCTGAAATCACAGATTACCAAAATTACGGCGCATGATTTGTCGGACGATTCGGACATGTTTATCGGGCGCGTGCTGACGGTTCAGGGCAGTATGGACGAACAGGGAAATTTGTGTAAATCCGTAGTCTGCGAGGGCGAAATGGGCTATCTTTGCGACACGGTACAGCCGCCAAAAACCTACACTAGCGGGACGCTCTCAACGACGATTTTCAACGCGTTGATTGAAAATCACAACAGCCATACCGACAAGGACAAGCAGTTCAAATACGGCGATTGTGAGCTCGCGGGATTGCCCGAAGAGTACACAATCGACTATGAAACGACATTTGAAACACTGCAATCAATTTTCTGCAATCTCTTCGGCGGCGAAATCCGTGTACGGCACGTCGGAAGCACGCGCTATCTCGATTTTGCAATGCAGTTCGGCGAATATTCGCAGACAAAAATACAGCTTTCGGAGAACCTGAAATCAATCACGCAGACGAAATCTGCGGAAGGAATTGTCACGCGGTTGTATCCTCTCGGTGGAACAAAAAGCAACGGCGAACGGCTGACGATTGAGCAGGAGGGCGGCAATGCAGGCGGAAAAATTTACATCGAAAATGCGGATTTGGTGAAGAAGTACGGCATTATCGAGCAGACGGTAATTTTTGACGATATTGTCGGCGAGGGTAGCGAGGAGCATGCCGCGGCGGTCAAGCTGTACAATAAGGGTGTGAAATATTTTGAAAGTCTGGCGGCTGAAACCGTGCAAACGCAGCTGACAGCTCTGGACTTAGCAAAAGCAGGATATGATTTTGAATCGTTCAAAATGTACAACACCCATGCAGTTTACAATCCACTTCTCGGAATTTACAGCGATTTGCGGATTACGGGAATCAGTACTGAAATGGACAATCCGCAGGCTTCGGCGCTCACCTTCGGCGGAACGGTTTCGACCGCGACGAGGGCAACGGCAACACAGCAAAAAACGAGCGTTCTGAATGTCAAAAAGGTTGAAAAATCGGTCGGAGCGTTGACTTCAAACTTTACGGAAAGTCTCGGCGGCTTAAAGCTCGCAAAGGTCACGCAGTCCGACTACGACGCGCTGGGAACTCCGGACGAAAACACGGTTTATTTGATTCCCGATGCCACAAGCACCATGTACGAACGGCTGAAAAGTGAACTGCTCGAAGAAATTAATAAACGATTGAACGGCTTGACATTCCAAACATTAACGCAGTCGGAATATGATTTAATAACTACCCCCGACAGCAACACGGTATACATCATAACGGAGGGCGAAAATGATACTGAATAACGCGAAAAATATCATGCTCGGATTGGACGAAGTTTCGCGCATAATGCTTGGGAGCGAGCTTATCTGGGAGCGCGCGGGCGACGACGGAAAAGAAACTTTGCCTCTTACGTCAAGTTACTGGAATTTGTTTACAGCGTTCGAGACGGGAACGTCGGAAATTGAAAACGGTGCTATACATCTGAAGTCAGGAGATGAGCAGTCGTATGTATTCTCACATGCCGAAACGAAACAAAAAATCGACCTGACAAATGTGGATTGGATATACGTTTCTATAAAGTCGGTGAATTCGGGATATCCTAATTACTTATGTCTTAATACCGAAAGCCAAAGCACGACCCCGAACAGAAACTACTCGGTTTATCAGTGGAGCTGGAGTTCGTCGGGCGATAGATGTGCGCGATATTGTCGGAGAATATTATATACGATTCATGTCGGATAGGTTTGGCGAAATGTTCGTGTACGACATAACGCTCGTTTCTGAGATGAGCTTCGATGATTTTGATACCGTGGAGTATATAAGCACAACGGCAAAGCAATGGACTTCGCTGAAAACAGCCGTCAACCCGAACGAATTGGAAGTGCAGACAAAAGTCGCGTTCAACAATGTTACCTACGACGAGCAAAAAATAATCACGTCAGGGACTGATTTGTCATTCAGCACTCACAATTACCGAATGTACATATATAGCAAGGGAAGCAGTGGCTTATACGGCGGCAGTTTGACGGCGGGTATAGACTATCTGCTCGGATACAAAATGACCGAGGATACAAAAACGGTCACGCTTGACGGCGTATCCTCGTCTGCCGCAAAGGTTGCTATCAGCAATACAAGCGTAGCATTGGATTTGTTCGGAAACACCCTCAACAGTAATTGTTGGTTTAACGGCAAACTTTACTGGCTGAAAATATACAGTTCCGGAGAGCTTGTCTGCGACCTTATTCCGATTGTACGAAAATACGACGGAGTTGCGGGGCTTTGGGATAATATCTCGAAAACCGCGTTTTTCAGTACTGCGGGGACGGACTTTACCGCAGGGACGGATTTCTTAGCGCCGGAGGTGACAGAATGACGAGTACAATTATAGTAGCGATAATCACGGCGGTATCCGCAGTCGCGTGCCAGCTCATTATCGCGACGGAGAACCGCAAAGAAATGCGGCAAACGCAGTTCGACAGTCAGAAGCTGATTGAATATAAAATTGACAAACTTTCCGAGCGGGTTGATAAGCACAATAATTACGTTGAAAGAACGTATAAATTGGAGCAGGAAACCGCTGTAATGAAAGAGGATTTGAAAGTTGCAAATCACAGAATTGAGGATTTGGAAAGGAGAGAACACGCATGAAAAACTGGGTAAAACGAGCTGCGCGGACGTTCATACAGTCGGCTGTCGGTTATGTTGCGGTTGCCGTCCCTGCGATTGACTGGACTAGCAGTGGCAGGGCTACACTTAAAACCGCGCTTGTCGGAATCGGTGTTTCGGCTGTTTCGGCGGGCATTTCGGCAGTGATGAACATTATGGACGAATGGGAGGATTAATTTTATGGCAAACGATACATTTATTGAACTTTGCAAAAAGATTGTAAAGGACTATTTCAACAGTCACGTTGATAAGACAGACGGCAAACAGATTACGGAAGACGACATTTTTATTGTGTGGTCTTGCAAGACTTTGCAAAACAACAAAGCTCTTGTAAGTACAACCGTTTCAGACGGTTTGTATTATGAAATCACACACAACGGCGATAAGTCGGAAACCTATGTTGACGTTTATAAGAAGTGGGAAAACTTCGTCGTAAAATAAATTTTGGAGGTGTAAGCCATGAAAATCACGTTGACTGGCGCATATTTCGCCACGCCGAACACAACTCTGTTGGGCTACATGGGCGAAACTAACAGCCGCGAGATTACGTTTGAGGGGCTTGCGGCAGAGGGCGCAGACGGGTACAAACTGCGTGTTTCTTACTCTGACGGTGTGCAGTACGATATCGCTATCGAGGACGGGAAATGCGTTGTTACGGGGTCTCTGCTCCGTGAGGTTGGTTATGTTACGTTACAGGTGATAGCAATTAAATATTTTGGTGAGGCTTTCGTTTATGTGAAAAAGTCCAACATTTTCAGAGCCGAGATTAAGGAATCTATCGAGGGAGAATCTGCGCCAATTCCTACTTACGAGGAATCAGTTTCTGCACTGGAGAAAGTTTTAAGCATTGAAGACAGTGCGAGCAAGAGTGCCGAACGTGCAGAGACTGCGGCGCAGACGGCGGAGAGTGCTGTGGGAACTGTTGCAGAATCCGCAACGGTTGCGAAAAATGCGGCTGAATCTGCGGAGAACAGTGCGAGAAATGCCGCTGAATCCGAGAGTATTTCGGCAAACAACGCTAAGGCTACATCGCAGGATTTGACAGAGGTTAAGGCGGTTGCGGAATCCGTTTCGGGTGCTGTTGATGAGGTGAAAGGGTATGCTGATACAGCGAAACAGTCCGCTGAGAGTGCGGAAACCAGTGCCATTACAGCAGGCAAACAAGTAGATTTGGCGAAAGATGAAGTCGCAAAGGCGCAGGGATTTTCTGATACGGCTGAAAGCTATGCAAAAGAAGCCGAGAACAGTGCAACCAAAGCCAAAGAATACGCTGATAATGCCGAAACATACAGCAATTCCGCACAGTCCGCTCAAAACCTCGCAGAAGCCGCACAGAAAGCCGCTGAAACGTCTGCTACGAATGCGGCGGATAGTTTGACGTCTGCTAATACTGCCGCTGAAAATGCCGCACAGTCGGCTAAATCAGCTAGTGAGAGTGCGGATAAGGCTGAATCTGCGAAAACTTCTGCTGAAAGTGCTATGAATAGCGCAAAAAGTTATGCTGATTCTGCGGCTGAGAGTGAGAGTAACGCTAAGGCTAGTGCGGAGAGTGCTAAGGAGATTGCAGATAATTTTTCTGCCGACTATGCCGAGCTGTCTGAAACAGTTGACACGCTTACGAGGACTAAGGCTGACGGTATAGTTGAAACTGTTGAGGGTAAGACAATTGTTGCTAGTGATTGTTCGGATATGCCATTGAGAGGATTGAGGATTTTCGGCAAGACTACGCAGGGCGAGAATCCCACACCTGATAATCCGCAGGAGCTTGTTTCTGTTGGTGCAGACGGGAAAATTGGGGTTGACATCAGCGACGATTCAGACAATCACCAAACCGCCGAGTTTTTATGTCCAAATGGTCTACCCGGAATCAAGGTTAGTTCAGGTGGAAATTACACAGACGAGGACGGACAGCAGTGGATTTGTGATGAGATTGATTTGGAGCGTGGGATTTATGTACAGAGGATTATTAATTTTACTTTGTCCGAATTTAAATTGTATACAACGAGCAATAGTACAAAGGGGATATATGCTAGCCTACCAACTACGCTTATTGGTGGAACAATAGCAACGGCGTTATGTGATAAGCTTATATGGATATACAATACAGCAGATATTCCTCATTTTTATTGGAACGAAAAAGCCACCGAAATAAGGTGTTTTATTCCGATTGATGTGGATGCTAATACCTTTTCAGCCAATTTCGCAGGCGCTCTCGCCTCTCCCATAGAAACCGCATTAACAGATGAAGAACTAACCGCCTATCGCAATCTGCACACCAACAAGCTAATCACAACATTTGATTCAGATGCGCATATGAACATCAGCTATACAGCAGATATCAGCAACAAATTCACAGAAACGAATAATAACATTACACAGTTAAAAAGTGATTTAACCGACATTGAAACGCTGATTAACATTTATCACGGCA